GCCCGGCTCAGATTGCAAAGATACATGCTAGTATCAGAGAAATGGCCGGGGAACTAGGTTTTCCTTTTGATGACATGAAACTGATTGTAAAAGAAAAAGCAGGACTATGTTATGAGGTAGAAGATGAGGGACACAAAAGAATTATTTGTAAATCTTTTGGTGATTGTAGTAATACTGAACTAACACTAGCTATTGAAGCTTGTAATGAGATAGCTGCAGATAACGGAATTATTCTTGGGTAGGTGCTACATAGCCTTCATCATCAGGCTCAAGAATTTCATCCTCTTCAAAGAGTTTATCTTCTACAGCTTTACGCTCTATCTCTGCAATTAAAAGAGATAATGTAAAGAAGGCTCTTTGAACAGGTTGCATATTCTGAAATTCTAACTCTGGTAATTTCATAAATGCTTCTGCTCTTTGCTTTTCATCTGGAACAATGTTGAAAAGAAAATGTAATGTTTCTTTTACCATTAGATAGTAGTCCCTGTTGACTTCAACACTGATGACTGCATCTTTTTTAAGTTGTTTTAGTTTTATTGCCATAACGCAAATATAAAAATTATGAGTCAAACATTAAATATAGAAGAAATAAAAGAAAAGGTATATGCTAAACTTGAATCTTCAGGTTGGGCCAGAGTGCTTAGAGGATTTATTTATAGTAAAGAGTTTGAAGATATTATTGCTACTCTAGCAAAACAATCTAAAGATGGTAAGAGATTTACACCTACTATGAAAAACTGGTTCAGGGCATTTGAAGAATGCCCATATAATGAACTTAAGGTAGTTATTGTAGGTCAGGATCCATACCCAGGAATTAATCAAGCAGACGGTATTGCATTTAGTTTAAGTGAAGCAGAAGAGATGCAACCAAGTCTTAAATATATGCTGGATGCTGTAAACAAGACTGTTTATAATGGAGTATCTGCATCTAGAGATATGGATTTAAAACGCTGGTCAAATCAGGGTGTATTATTGTTAAATACAGCTTTGACAACTAATGTAGGTAAAGTAGGACAACACTATTTAATATGGAGACCCTTTATTGCATATTTGTTTGATTGGTTGACATGGAATAATAATGGTCTAATATATATTTACATGGGTAAGAAAGCTGAAGAATGGTCTGACTCTGTAAATGATAATAATTACAAGTACTTTTTATCACATCCGGCATCAGCTAGTTATAATAAACTTGCAGAATGGGATAGTAAAAACGTATTTGTAGAAACAAAGGATCTAATAAAGAGAAATTATAATTTTGATATAGAGTGGTAATGGAAGATATATACAAAAGACTAATTAAAGAAGGAGTATCACCAAACCAACTATATATTCTTTGGTGTAAACGTGCAAACATGTGTCCTTTGTTTAACATTAATCTTAATGTAGAATATATGAGATTAATGACTGATGGATGGCTTGATGAAGAAAAGAATCTTACAAGTAAATCTATAAAGTTAGTACAGGAGTTAGATTCATTCTTTAATACTAAAAAGAAGAAGACATCTAATGATATACTAGGTGAAAATTTTATATGTAGAATAGAAGAGTATTTAGAAATTTTTCCTAAATTTAAACTTCCCAGTGGTAAATATGCAAGATCAGATAAGAAGAACTTAGAGAATAACTTTAGGTGGTTCTTTGAAACGCATTCTTATACATGGGAAACTGTCATTGATGCTACAAAGATGTATGTTGATGAGTATGAAAGACAGGGTTACAAATACATGAGGACCTCTCAGTATTTTATTCGCAAGCAAAATTCTATTGAAAAGACTTTTGAGTCTGAATTAGCAAACTACTGTGAGATATTTTTAAACGGCAGCAATGATTATGGACATGATTCTTATTTTAAAGAAAACGTAGTATGAAAATAAAATTACTGCTGGTGGCTATCATAGGAACATTAGCAGGTTACTGGGTAACAAACATGTTTATCCAATCTATGAGTTTCTGGCAATATATGGGTATTGAATTTCTTATAACGCTATTGCACGCGCTATACAATATTGCCAAAGAAGAAGCTGTAAACAAATAATATATGGATAATAATGAGAAATCCTCTTCTAAAAAGAAGTGGAATAGTCAAAGAGAAGGTTTTCAAGACTCTTTGAAGTATTTACAAGGCAGGATGCATGGGCAGATTAAGAGTCTTAAAACTCCATGGCCTAAGTTTAATGATGCTATTACAGATGGTATAGAGTGGAATACTCTTACTGTTATTGGTGGTAGGCCTGGTTCAGGTAAAACTTTAATTGCAGAACAAATAGTAAGAGAGTCTTTTCCTCTTAATCCAGGAGAGAACTTTAGAGTACTGCAGTTTCAGTTTGAGATGTTAGCAAGAACATCTGCTATACGTGAATACTCTAGTGTTATTGGAAAATCCTACAAGTACTTATGTAGTGCTGATGGAAAATTAAGTGATTCTGATTTACAAAAATGTTATGATTACGCAAAAGCCAAAATTAGATATCCCATAGATGTAGTAGAGAAGCCTTGTACCATAGAAGAGTTCAAGCAGATTATAGGGGAGTACATGATGGAACATGCAAGTTATGATTCTGATAATAATATGATTTTACCAAAGGTTCTGATTACCATAGATCACTCATTACTGTTTAAAAAAGCAGGTTATGAGAAAGATAAACACGATATGCTTAATAATCTTGGTGAAGCTTTGACATTACTCAAAAGACAATTTCCTATAGCTTTTATTGTGCTTAGTCAGCTCAATAGAAATATAGATAATCCGGAGAGAAGTGAAGAAGGTAAGTATGGTAATTATGTTCTAGAGTCTGATTTATTCGGGGCTGATGCTCTGTTACAGCATGCGGATACTGTTATAGGTATCAATAGACCTGCTAAACAGAAGATTAGGTTTTACGGTCCTGATAGGTATGTGATTGAAGATGACAGAGTTATTGTATTACACTTTCTAAAATGTAGAAATGGTGATACTAGACTCAGTTTCTTTAGAGCTGAATTTGAAAAGATGAAAATTGTAGAAATGATTACACCTCCTCAACAGGAGAAAAGATTATCAACCAAATAGTAAATTATGAGTTTATCAACTAAAGCAACAAATGTAAACAGACAAGAAAAGACAGAAGAATTACTCAAGCATCATGAATGGAAATTTAAGTTAATTCAAGAAGACTCACCATTATTTATTCCTAAATGCGCATATGTACCTAAAGGTATGAGTGAAATGTGCATTGGTTTCTTTGCTAGTGAAGTAAAGAAAGGTAAGGATATCTATACTGAGTTTACTAGTATTGATTTAGATCCGGAAGACGCAAACAGAACACTTTATAAGTGGAGATTTAATCCTCACTATGATGAAGAGTATGAGCGTACTGAACCTGGTGCAAATGGGCATTTTAGATATCTTGTTCCTGTGTCTGAATTAGTAAAGGTTGAGATTGAGGTAGAAGAACCTAATCAACCATCTTTATTTCCTGACTTTGAGGAAATTATGGATCCAGATATGGATGCACCTTTTAATCAGATTACTATACGGGATTTAGCAGCTATTATGCTTAATAAACCTGTAAGTCACAAGCAATGGTTAAATGAAATAATTAAATCAAAGTAACATGGGAATAGTATTGCCAACAGAAAAGCAAGCTCCTACTCATAAGAGCCCTAAGAATCTTATTATCTTTTCTAAACCTAAGATAGGTAAGACAAGTTTGTTAAGTACACTTGATAACTGTCTGATCTTAGACTTAGAAGGAGGTACTAAGTATCTGAATGCTATGAAAGTAGAAGCAAGTAGCTTTGAAGAAATCAGAGAGATAGGTAAAGCAATTAAAGAAGCAGGTAATCCATACAAGTACATTGCAGTAGATACAATTACTGCATTGGAAGAGATGGTTATACCGTATGCTGAAGTGCTTTATTCTAAAAGTCCAATGGGTAAAAACTGGTTCAATCCCGGTGGAGGTAAAGAGAAATATGGTAACATTCTTGGTTTACCTGAAGGTGCAGGATATTTCTGGACACGTCAAGCATTTACCAAAGTCATTGACTATATTCTAACCTGGGCTCCTTATGTGATCTTTGTTGGTCACGTAAAAGATACTCAGTTAGAAAAGGCCGGTGGTACATTTAATGCCATGGACCTGGATCTGACAGGTAAGCTGAAAAGAATTACAACTTCTAATTCTGATGCTATTGGTTATCTCTATAGAAAGGGAAACAGAAACATCCTTAGTTTTAAGACTAATGATGATGTTTCTTGTGGAGCAAGACCAGAGCATCTCAGAAATGAGGAGATTGTAATTGCAGAAATTGATGAGAACGGTGAGTACAAGACTTACTGGGATAAAGTATTTATTGATTAATAATTTAAAACAAAACAAAATGGCGTTAAGCACAACAGATTTAGCAAAAGAAGGTGGTTCTGGACTACCCAAAACAATTGCACCAGGAAATCATACGGTTAAACTAAACAGTATAATTCTTGAAGATTTTAAGTTTATTGATGGAGCAAAGCATTTAATGTTAAATGTGGAAACTGAACCAATTGATGGCTTTGAAGGTTTTATGATTGATAAAGATAATCCTGAAGCAGGGCATCACGCAGGTCAAATTGGAAGAGTAAAGGCATCACAGTATGCATTTGCAGACGGTAAAACTAAATCAGGAGTTGTTATTCAAAGAGACCGGTCAATTCTAATTTTCTTACAAAACTTTTGTAGAGCATTGGAGGTTAATGACTGGTTTGTTGCTCAGAACAATAAGCATGAAACAATTGAAGAATTTGTAGAAGCATTTAATTCTGAAGCACCATATCGTGATAAATATTTTGATTGTTGTGTTGCAGGTAAGGAGTATGAAGGTAAATCCGGATATACAAATTATGACATGTGGCTTCCAAAGGGTAGCAAAGATGGCTATGCTTATGGTGTCGTAGGAAGTAAGATCCTTGCATATAATGAGGCTGACCATCTTAGAAAATTAGAAGCTAAACCTGTAGAACAGTTTGGTGATGATGATTTTGAGATACCAGCCAAAGCTGCATCTGACTTTTCACTTGACTAATTGTTAAGGGGGGTTGGAGACAGCTCCCCTTTTCTATTAATTTTATACCTATGATTTCTACAACAACATTAATTACATCTTTATCAGATGTGCCAAGAGAATGGGTATTTGAATATTATCTGAATTTAAAAGAAAAACTTACCGGTCAAGATGTGAAAATGCTTTCAGCATTTAATTCTAAAGATAAAGTACCATCAATGTTTGTATATTTTGATACATCATCTGATGTGTATAAATTCAAAGATTTCTCATCTGGTCATCAAGGTGGTCATGTTGACTTAGTAAAGCATCTTTATAATATTGATACTTCAGCTGCAATAGCTAAGATCCTATCTGATTATGAGAACTTTATTAAAGACAACGGTAAACCTGCTGAAACTTTTATTAAAGTACAGGATAAGTATAAAGTAGTTGATTATGAAATAAGACACTGGACAAATCTAGATGAAGCATATTGGTCTAAGTATAAAATTGGATCTAAGCTACTTGAGTATTATGAAGTTGCTCCTTTAGAATTTTTCAAAATGGAAAAGGAAGAGGAGAATGAAGTTATTACGCATGTATTTAATAGCAAGTATATATATGGTTATTTTAGAAAAGATGGTTCTTTATATAAGATCTATATGCCTAAAAATCTTGATAAAAAGTTTATTAAAGTACAGAACTATACACAAGGTGCTGATCAATTAAATTTTAAAAACAAAAATCTTGTTATTGCATCTTCTTTGAAAGACCTAATGTGTTTTGTAAGACTAGGTTATAAAAACATAGAAGTTATTGCTCCGGACAGTGAGAATAGTATGCTTAGTGAGCCGACTGTTGATAGACTAAAATCTATGTTTAAGAAGATATGTGTTTTGTTTGATAATGATACTGCTGGTAAAGCATCTATGCAAAAGTATCAAGAGAGGTTTGGTTTTGAACAAATACTATTAGATATGGAAAAAGATTTATCTGACTCTGTTGCAATACATGGATTAATCAAAGTAAAAGAAAAAATGGATGAATTATTAAAAGACAAATTCTAATGTGGATATACAAAGGTGTTGAGTTTACTGATATGCACATACCTGAAGGGGCTGTGGGGTTTATTTATATTATGAGAGCTGTAATTGATGGTAAGTCAGTAGCTTATATCGGCAAGAAGAATTTCTTTGCAAATATCAAGAAACCCCTGGGTAAGAAAGCTCTGGCTATGTCTACTGATAAGAGACTGAAAAAGTACAAACGTGAACTGAAACCTGACTTTCAAAGATACTATAGTAGTAACAAAATACTAAAGGACTTTGCAAAGACCGGAGGAGTTATCAAACGTGAAATGCTTATGATCTGTTACTCTAATATGGAGTTAACTTATCAGGAGGTAAAGCATCAGTTTATCTATGGAGTACTTGAAAAAGAGGAGTTTCTAAACGGAAATATTTTAGGTAGGTTTTATAAAATAAAGTAGTATGGGTGAGTTAGATATAATAGAGTTGCTTTTAGAAGCAGCTCAGTATGATATAACTGGGATTATGATTCAGTATGACGGAGATAAACATCCTTACATAGATACTATATGTTTTAGTAAACTTCCTTTCAAATCTGCAGAAGAAATTGCTGATGAGATTGATCCTTGGGGAAATAAAGATTTACTTTATGATCCTAAAGATGACAATCAATTATATAAAAAACTTGAGACATACTTTGATGAGAAGTTAGGTGATCTTATAGAAGGTGATTGGTATGATGAAGGTGGTTATGGTGTTGTAACAATTATGGTACCCTCCGGAGAAATACATATAGCATCTACAGTAAGAGTAATGCGTACTGAAAATTTTATATACAAAAGAGATATGATTAGTGGTAAAACTAAAAACATTTAAAAATAAGAATATGAAAATAACACAAGAAGAAGCAAAAAACTTAATGGGTATGATTGAATCCCCTGATTTGGATAATGGGTATATGGCATTAAAAGCTATAGATGCTCATAAATATGATAAAGAAGACTTAGGATATTTAATATTCTTTTTCAAGTTTGCAAGGTTTACAACTGAAGAATGGAGAAAAACTGCTCCTCATGCATTTGAAAGACTAGCAAGTATTATTGATAATACTGATGCTCCTTTGACATACTCAAAAGCATTAAGTATTATGACTACAAATAAAGTTAACAAAGAATCAATAGAATTATTTTTAGAAAGGCATGTTAAGGATTTTACTAATATGCTTGACCAATTAGGATACCCAGTTGATAGTTTAAGTTTTAATATTAGTTTAAGATGAGTAGAGAAGCAACGCTAGGTAAAGCTAGCAAAGAATTGATGTGGAAAGAGCCCTTCTATGGGTTCTTTCTTATTATGTTGAATAAAGTATGGGACAATAAAAAAGTCCCAACTGCTGGAGTTAGTAAGAATAATATCAATTATCAGCTTACTATTAATGAAGACTTTTGGAATGGTTTATCTGAAAACCATAGAATAGGTCTTCTGAAACATGAGTTACTGCATATTGCATATTTTCACTTATCTAGTTACTTTAACTATACAGATAAGAAACTAGCTAATATTGCTATGGACATGGAGATCAATCAGTATATTGATGATGAATTCCTTCCTGATGGTGGTATTAGAATTGAGAATTATCCAGATCTGAATCTTGATCTTAAAGCTGGTACTCGTTATTATTATGACAAGTTAAAGCAAGCAAAAGATCAGAAGGATCAAACAGGTACATCCGGAGATTCTAACTTTGATAAGTTATGTGATGCTATGGATCAGGGTAACTGCACAGTAGTTATCTCCGGAGCTATGGGTGATGAAGATGTAAACTTACCTGATCATGGTACATGGGAAGAGTTTGAAGATTTATCTGAAGCAGAGCAGAAGATTATACAAAAGCAGTTAGATAGAGTTCTTCAAGAGGTTAGTGATCAAACTCAAAAGAAAAGAGGTACAGTACCAGGTCATATTACTGACCACTTAGTTGAAGCGAATAAACTGGAACCACCTAAGTTTGATTGGAGAGGTTATATCCGCAGATTTACCGGTACTAGTACAAAAGTATTTACTAAGAAGATTAAGCGTAAAGAGAATAAAAGATATTCTGATAATCCTGGTCTTAAGATCAAGATGAGACAACATATGCTTCTTGGTATTGATACTTCAGGTTCTGTAAGTAATTCTGAGCTAATGGAGTTCATGAATAGATACAA